TATAATTCTTGACTAACTGGATCGCCAGCAACCCGTCCGCGATCTGAGCGGTTTCCTCATTAAACCGAATCGACTTGAGGACCGACCCCTTCATAAATATTTGTTCTCCGCCGATAAAACCGACCTTCATGTTTTCCGGGGATGCAATTAACGTGTTGGTATCATACGCCCGTAACACAGGTGTCCCCTCGGGAATTTGCTGCCCGCGTTTCATGGATATAATCACGACTGGGTCGTCCATTTCCTGGAGGGCTTTAAATACTTCCGGCTCATACATATCGTCGTCCGCAGCCGTGACGTAATAATCGTCGTCAACGATCGAGGACTGGTCGATAAACATATTGAGTGAAACGGTTTGATATCCGGCCGGGACTGGATGGTCCGCGTTTGCAATAAACGGTTGCACCCAGGGCTCAGTCGCTAAAACTGGGATTCTGTCTTTAAAGGTCAAAGGATGCCAGATCACATCCAGAGGACGGTATGCGTTTAGCAACTTCTCCAATAAATGATAACGAGAAAATGGGGTTATGATATGAATGTGTTTCATGCCTTAACCTCTCTTTCCCGGTCGTGGATCAATCCAATTCCATGAGTGGAGCATCCGGATGGGTCATCGAGAAATTCGACTTTTTTAACCCCTTTTGCTTTTAAGCCATCCCAGAAGGCCGCCACATCCGGCCACATCGGATCTTGCAGGTCATGAAAAGCGCAGAACTTTGCAAATTTGCCCACGTTGTCCCAGTCTTTTGTCAGCCATGGAGTAGTGTGATCGGCGTCGATGAATACCAGGTCGAACATCTGCCCGGCAATCTGGTCGGATGTCACAGATTTAAAGGTCAAAAACATTTCTTGTTCGATGATTTCCCTGATCTCGGTATCGAGATAGTTGGTCGGGTCCACGCCCAGACATTGAATATCAGGATTAAACCGCCGCAAATACTCCGCCATAAACAGAAAATTACCGCCGTGAAAAATCCCGATCTCGCAAAATGAATTGATTTTGAACTTGCTTAAATAAACAAGGGCCTTGGCGATCTGATCCGGGGTCTGGCTTATTGAGGCCATATCCGCCGGATTTATAAACCGCGCCTCTGGTCCGGAAACAGCCGGGCCCCAGTGCATAATTCCGAACGCCCGCACAAGGTTTGCCACTACTTCAGGATTTTTCAGACTTGCAAGGTCGAGACACCTTAAAAGATTTTGTATTGCTATGATGTTTTTATTTTTCAAAATTTCCCCTTTTATGTTTTCTGCATCATAATCGAATAATCCACGGCGTAATGCCAAACTTTTTGAGTCCCCTCCGGAGTTGTATGCTCTTCAGGCATTAAATTTGCCTGCAACCGCCTCATCCAAATCAAGCTGTTGCTCGTTATCGTCAAAGAGCAATCATCGAAAAGCTTTTTTAAATCGGTGAACATATCGTGTATTTCACCTGTTGAAGATGCTGAAGAATAAAGGCTAAATTGAATCTGCACATCTTCAATACTGTCCTTAAATGTATCTTCCGGGACATCCGAAATCAGCCTCATGACCGCGTAGGGATATTCCGCGCCTTCCGGGGCCTGGCCTTCAAAGAGCCTGCCGCCGATATCGTCATAAAAATCGTTGTGCACCCCGCCCGGAGCGGTGGTGAAAAGAGTCGTTATGGCGGTGAAAAGGTTTTTCATTCGATCTCACCCATCGCATAATTCTAAATATACTTGAGGCAAGCCGGTTGCCGTACTATCTGGCTGACAAATAACTCGCAATGCGCTATCGCTATAGATCGGTTTTAATCCGTTCCGGGCAAAACTATGTTTATCGCCGTCATTTGCAATTTTCACCCGACCGGACCATAAAGGCCGCATGATGTGGACGTTGAACGTTCCGACGGTACTTATGCTGGAACGCACCCGCACAAGTTTCGATAAGCCGTTGTCGCCGGCGGCCAACGACAGACGCAACATGCGGCCGACGATCGGCGCTATCCCGGTAGCAATGGCGCCGGTATCGCCCGCATTGCCGTCTTGATCCAAATAATTGATCTGAATGGTTTGGTTGCCCGTAAAGGCTGTTACTGCTTCCAGCCACAATTCCAACCCGCGATAATCGGTTCCGGGCACCCGGGCACTAAATGAAGGTTGCGAAGATAGGGACACATCCGCATTAAATACGTAGGCACCGGCGGAAAAAAGACAATCGTATAAAAATAATCGGCCGGCCACTGTCCAGGCAAAATCGATAGATCCCAAATATCCGGCGACATTAAACGGTTCAATCACGGGATAACCAGCAATGGCATCAGTAGGCACAATGCCATTGGCCGTGTTGCCCACTGCCAATGTTCCCGCGCCCGGAGAACCGGTTTGATCAAATACCGAAAAAGGAATAACCGCTACGGCTGTTCTACTTGCAGTTTTAAACCAAGTTAAAAACTGCTTAACAGATCCAATATAATTATCCAGAGATGCAATTGTCATGAATATTTCTCATAAATCCGTAAAAAAAATTGATACACCGGTATCGCCCTTATCGCCTTTTGTACCTGTGGGGCCTTGAATACCTTGTTCGCCTTGCAGACCTTGCGCACCTTGCGGGCCTTGATCACCGGTATCGCCCTTATCACCTTTTGCTCCGGCGGGACCTTGAATACCTTGTTCACCTTGTAAGCCTTGATCTCCTTTATCGCCCTTTGCTCCCGGAACCCCTTGAATCCCCTGTTCACCTTGCCCACCTACTGAGCCTTGGTCTCCGGTATCACCTTTATCGCCTTTTGTACCTGGAATTCCTTGATTACCTGGCGGACCCTGATCACCTTGCGGGCCTTGATCACCGATATCGCCCTTCGGGCCTATGCTACCTGGTTTTCCTGGAATACCTTGATTGCCTAACGGACCCTGCTCGCCTTGTGAACCAGTATCCCCTTTGCTTCCGATCAGCCCAGCAATTTCCACTTGGATATTAACCGGTTCGGAAATGGAGACATCAATCGATTTCTCTTTAACAATTGTTACTTCGATATCGGTCATGTTTACGGCTCCCGCACAATAAGAGATCCGGATAATATCGAATAAATTTCACCCGCGCCGGTTCGTACCGTTAAAGAATATCTATATTTTCCCAATTCAATATTCGTTTCCTGATTCATCAGAATTATTTTACTGACCCCATGTGTCGGATCGGTATGATTCGTTATTGTTTTATTAAATACCGGTTGTTTTTGTTTATCTTTCACAACATACAAAATGGTCCATTGGCTGATATCGATCACCCCGGCGCTATCCTTAAAAGTCAAAGAATAAATTTGATCGTTGCCCTGAATTATTTCCAGATCTTTATTCAGCATTTTTTTAAACCGCTTCCTTACACGTTAAAAATATTTCCTTATTTTTCTCATCCGGATCGATCCCGGTAATCGCAAAATATTTATCTCTAAATTTCACGCGCCAATGCGATTTTAAAATGGTGCGATACCTGATTTTAAATTTCTGAATCCGTATCATATTCATTTGATTACCGGCAACTATCTCTCCGGATGAAACCGTCCACGCTTTCGCCCAAACCGTACAGGCATCGACGAACGTTTCGTTGAAACCCCCGTGGCCGTCCGGGACCCTGGTTTTGTATTGGAGGATAATTTGTTTATTTAGGTCTCCGATCCGCATTTTATCACCGTTAAATCATGTTATTTAAGATCAAATTCTCTTCAAAAACCGTTCAAAACTCTTCCCAGAGCCTGGCGGATGCAAGGAGCCTTTGAACCGTCTTATCTTCGCTTACAGTCTGCCCCAGCACGTCCTCTCCCCGGCCCTCGTAAAGTTTTGCGCAAATCAGTTTGCATGCGCTTTTTATCTTGGCCGGGATCAAGGCCGCCGTGGTCCAGCCACATACGATCCGGACTGTAATTGGGTTCGACGGATAGAGTGTGGTTGACGGCCACGGTTTTCCGTACGGTAAAACTATCATCCCGCATTTGTCGTCATTGAGTTCGACCAAATAATCCGTGCCGGCCGTTAGGGTCGTAACCGCGCCGGCGGTGTTTTTATAAGAGATAATGGGTTCAACCCCGGCGGAATTTTGCAGATTTCCAAAGGGCACCTTGAAAAAATTGGCATTGGGCCAGGCCGGTAGAAAATAATCCCAGGTCTGGGTCAAAAGCGCCCGGCGGGTTATATCTTCTACATGCTCGCGGGCGGTCGCAATTAAAGCAGTCAAAAGATCGTCTTCGGCCGATATGGCGGCATTACGCACAATCGACACCCCGAATTCACACGCCGCCAAGAGCACTTTGCCCACAACCCGGATATATCGTTTTGTCCCGGTGTAGGCTTTTTCATAGGTCGCATTGTCGTTTGCAGTTGTGACTTGAGTGAACGCGCCGCCAGTCCAGTCGAGATAGGTCACATTATCGTCCGATTCTTGAATTGAGATATCTACTTTCCCGGTCGCGCCATTGGTTCCGCTCTCAAAAATTACCAAAGCCGAAACGCCCAGCACATCCACTACAGCTCCTA